TGAACGGTTCCCATTATACAACCCGGAGCGATTCCTGTAGATCCTTCCTCTTTTTCTGAATACTGAGATGAATAAGCTCTTGTTACGGCTGTACCACTGGCTATGTCTGTATTAGCAGAAGAATAAACAGTCATTGCAGTATCTGTTGCAATTGCTGTTACAATTGAATATGATGATGAATTAGTATAAACTACGTCGTTTACTTGTAATTCCGAAGTAAAGGCTGTACCAGTTCCTGTAACTGTTCCTTCTGTTGCTGCGAATGCTATCGCAATGGTTCCGGTCAATAAGCCGGATGGAATGTCAGCACCACAAAGTGATACCTTCATTGAGTTGCCTAACTGGCCGGCATACTTGGCTGCGAATTCCCCGTAATCATTTGAGGCGCCCGAACCACCGAATTCTGTGTAATAAGTATTATAATAAGACTCATCACTTTTAATCAAAACTGCGTTTGCTGAATCTGTAGTTGCGTTATATGCTGATGTATTTGCTACTCGAACAACATTCAAATTTTGTCCGTAGGCTAAAAAATTTGCCGCTGAAAAAAAACTTAGATATGTTGAAGAGTCAGGCTTCTGGAAGTTTTCAACCAGTAGATCTTCACTGCTTACACTAACGATTTTATCTATAGGTCCCCAGCGAAAAGCCCCAGCAAAAGCACCTGCAGTCGTTCCAGATTCAGGTACTATGGTAGTTAAATCTATTTCGCGAGTAACTACTCCTGGACTTACTGTAAATGCCATCTTCTTCTCCTGTAATCGCTGAAAAAATTTATTAAGTTCATGTACTATTGTTACTGATATTATTTATAAATAACCAAGCTTACACTCCGTATATGCTATGCCCTTGATCTCTTAGTGCTTGATCTTCACGTTGTACTTTCCATCGCGTGCCTTCATCATCAACGATAGTTTCCGGTTCTAGGCCATCTTCAATAAATCCGAAAGGTAGAAATGATTCATCTATTTCTTTCATTTTCTCATGATACATTTTCTCTCTCAAATCAAAATCTGTTAATTCTTTAAAATAGTTCTGATTTGTTAACCATGCAAAGATAACCAATGTAATAACTAAATCATCATGGTGTCCTTCTTCGGCCTCATATGATTCTTTTTTAGCTGAGAAAGATGTTAGCTCATATATTATATCATAATCTGTAATGATGAGTTTATCTTCTTCTATTAAATTCTTTAAAGTTGAACAACCTAAGCGTTTAACTTGTTTTGTAGTTCTTACACCCCATTGTGCGTTTTTACCAAATCCACCACCCAATTGTTGTCCACCTCTTCCCTTCCAATTCATCATCAGCATATTTTCATATTCCATGTCCTGATGGAGGGTTATTGCTACTTGCTCTCCTATATCATTGACCTCTACTAATACAAACGCATCATTATAATGTTTAGCTGCTTTATATATAAAATTTGGATACAACATAGGAGATATTTCATTATCTCTATATTTTGCAACAACCTTATAAGGAAGAGTTGTGCTATCTATCACTGTAAATGCAGAATAATCTAATTGTAAACCTTTTGCTGTATCGCATACTATTGTATAAGTATGCTTTTCAATTGGTTGTTCAAATATATCTAAATTCTCATAAGAATGAATTGGCGTCTTAAATGCCATAGATCTTAATTTTGATCCGGCCACCAATGTTCTCGTACTGCCAATAAATTCAGTTTCGAATTCTTGTGAGAATTGTCTTTCGCTTGTATTACGAACCGTCTCTTCTTTCCATGTTTGATCTCTGCCGGGAATCTCAGACCAATGGACTTCAATAGGTATATAGTTACTTCTTCTTTCTTCTGCATCTACCCACATCTTATAAAATTGGTTCAAACCTAAAGGAGTAGATACAATAAAAACTTTAGTAGTTTGTCCTGATGATATAGTAGGATAAACTGAAGTAAAAAATTCTTCGGCTAATTCTTTTGGTACGTGAGCGAACTCGTCTAAGAAAATTATGTTAAAAGATGATCCACGAACCGCTGATGATGATGTAGCTGCGGCTAATACTTTCGAACCATTCTCTAATTCTATATTTCCTTTGTTCCAAGCTAAAACACCTTGCTGTAACCATATAGGTAAATTTTCATAAGACAGTTTTAATCTATCTAATAATTCTCTAGCGAGAGAACCTTTATTTGCTAATATACCTACTTGTACGTTTTCATTAAAAAGAATGTAATGTAAGAAAAAAGCGATAATAGTGGTTGACTTACCAGACTGTCGTGGCATCTTACATATTACAAAACGGTTCTCATGAAATTTGCGAACCATGTTTTCCTGAAAAGGATATAGATCAAAATCTACTAAACCTTTATCAACATGAATAATTTTAACGTACTGTGTAATGAAGTGAACAGGATCGTTCTGACATTTAATATATTCAGTTAATTGTTCTTCAGTGAATTCAACTGGGACATTAGCTGCTTTTAACTTTGGGTTACCTAGGTAGTGTATACCCATTCATTTACCTTGCTATTGTATATTTCTTACGTTTTTCCAATCAATGGAATCATACTCAGTGGATGTTGTTTTTTTAAAATGCCTTGAATCAATAGATTTAAGAAATTCTTCTCCTGTTGGGTCGCCGTCGTCGCGAGTATAAAACACCTCTGTTTTCCGAATATGTTTTCTAACCGTCGTGCCGTTTGTCTCTCTTATAGCGCGCCGCGTTTTTCTAAAATTTCTCACTTTGACGTGCTTCATTTATGTGCCCCTCTATGCTGAACCATATTTTTTCGGGCCTGTCTTTGCCTTTTTGGTTCGTCTCTTATTATCTGTCGGGAAATGGGTTTCATTTTTCTATTAATGACGGAAGCTTTCATTGTTTTCCACATCCTCTTTTTCATGGCACCCACAGTACCTTTTAATTTCATTATAGCACCTGGAATGACTTGCCTATGTGTTCTTTGTCTAGAAGAAGTTTGAACTTTCTGTTTTGTTTTTCTTTTTAATTGTGATCTTTTCTTCTGTCTTTGGAAAGTGGCTCTTTTAGCCATTCTTTTCATTCGACGACCTTGCTTTCTCATTCGCTGGCCGTATGTAGCCATAGATTCTTTTTCCTGCAATGATGTACAATCTTCTTCTAATCCCAGATCATCCATTTCAATCCATTCGTAGAAACTGTCCAATTCTCCGGCATCCTCTACCTCTTCAATGAATTCTAATATGGCTTCATCTATACAGACTAGTTCTTCAAATGTTAACATATATTTCCTTAAATTAACCGTCCAGCTAGCATACCGATTAGTGCTACTATAATCGCAACCGCACTAGTAATGATTATTCTATTTTGTTTTAGTTGTTGTTCCACTAATAAAATCTTTATTTCTTCTATACTAATTTTTACCTTATCGATTCTCTCATGTATTACTAATCTATCTTCTTTAAATGTTTCTCTCAATTCTTCGTACTTTTCTTCCAATCGTTGATATCTTTCCGCGCATAAATCTACATGCGTCTCCAAGCTTGTTTTTTCGGTTTTTGATGCAGGTTTACGCGTTGCCATTTTTATTAACCTTAATTAGATTTTTCTTAATCTATATTAGATTTTTCAAGGTCTGCCATTTCTTTATGTTCTGGATCATCTTTATCTTTGAACCAGTAGTCCGTTGACTTACTAAGCACCGCGACATAGGCGCCCACCATTATATTAATTAGATCGCGAGATTCTGTAGGGAGTGAACCCATAAACAATAACCAAACTAAAAATAAAAATGTACAAACTATAATTAAACTTAAAATAAACCGCGACCAAAAATTTAACTTTTTACGTCGTTCGGTACCTTCAAATATCAATGCTTTCATTGGATCACTTTTCCATGCTTTAGATTCACTATCAGAGTACATCTCTTCACTAGTATTTATCTTATCATCATCTAGCCGATTCTTTTTACTTAAAATAGACATTTTTATCCTTTATGCGTCCCATATTGGTATATAATATTCATTACCAGCAATTTCAACTTTAATCCTACCATCACTCGCACCGGAGTTAGTAGCTACCGAGGAACTAGCCTGTGTAGTCATAATTCTGAATGCATCTGCACCACCAAATTTAATTGTACGGCTTCCGGGAATATCCATTCCATCTTCATCAATAGTTACACTTGTTTGCATTGTCCCTGCATTCATAACATTAAGTTCTATTTCACCATCTTCAGAGCCATCTGTAATAGTCTTTTGCTTACCACCAACTTGTGCAAAATTTATTTCTTCGCTAGCAGAATTAGTTCCTTTAAATTTTACTTTACCTACTGCGTTTCCATTAGATCCTGTTTCATTTCGATGTAATTGTATAATTGCTTCACTATTAGTATCTTGAACATCTATATCAACACAATTTATAGTAGTAGCCCCGGTGATTGCACCACTCATTGTGACTCCTCCAGATGTATTAACACTCGCAGCGCCGGTACCCGAAGAAACAACTTTTGTTCCTGTAATTGTTGTTGCACCAGCAATAGCACCAGCCATAGTAATGCCACCTGCTGTCTTTATACTTTCTG